TAAAATCTTCATTAAAAGTCATTCCTAAAACTCTAAATGGTTTTGCAGAAAAACCTAATGAACTATGTGTAATATTAACTATATCTCCTATTACTAAATCGTAAGCATCTAAACTTACAGTTATTCCTAAAGATAAAGCCTCTCTACTTCTTCTTAAAATAACTTCAGCCATTTCTTCAGCTTGATATTGATTTGTTATTGTTGTGAATGAAAATCTACCCTCTAACAAAAATCCACCATCAGCAGTTTTCATAGTTTCGTGTTGATCTGCACTTGGAAGTCCTGAATCATCTATTGGTGGCCATTGAACCTCATCAACTTGATAATTACGATCAGGATTAACAAAACCAACAATAACTCTATTATACTTTTCATTTTTATCAGGTACACTTATAGAATATCCACCTATAATATCATCTTCAGTTAATGTGATAGAAGCTGTACCTGTTGTTTCAATAACTAAACTATATTTACCTTGTGAATATGGAAGATAACCTCTGCAACCTTTAATTAATTCTCTAACATTACTAATAATATTTTTTGATGTATCTAAAGCAACATTAGTATCAAATATATTAATATCACTTCCACCTGAATATGGAGTTACTTGTGTTTCGCAAACTAAAGAAGCATCATAAAAACTTTGTAAATCTATTTCATCAGTTGTTAAACCTTTTCCATATCTTGTGTTTGTTAAATAGTCTAATAAACACCATGCTGGATTTGTAGAATAACTAGCAGATTGTTCTACTAAACTTGCATTATAAGTTTTAACTTTTTTACCTTGTATTTTAGCTTGTACTTTAGGAAGTCCAGCAAATGCGTCTTGATTCCATTTAAGTCTAATTGCTAAATAACATAAGCCACTTAATTTATGATTACTTCCCCAATTACTTAATGTAGATAATAATGTTGATGCTGATTGACCATCTGTTCCATAATGAGGCTCTACTCTAATTAAACTTTCTGAATTTTTATAAAAATTACTATCTGAACTATCTACTTCAACTACTGTTCCATCTGAAAAGCTAGATGCAAATGTAACTATTTTATCATCTACTCTAATTTCAGTAATATCGTTAATTTCTCCCTCTGCCATAACGATTGCCATATATAAATAGGTGTTATCTGTTCCTGAGGTTTCCATAAATACACGAACACCACCTGTTAATCTTTCTCCATAAATTACAGGAATATTTGCATCATTAGATTGTTTGTTAAGTAATATACCTCTTTCAAAATCATCAAATGAGTTAGTTCCAAAGTCTTCTATTTCAGGAACTTTTGGTCTTAATATCCAAGACAGAAATAAACTTATACCAAGTGCTACAAAAGGATTAACTCCTATAACTTTTAAAACTGGAGAAACAATTTTTCTAACAATTCTTCCTATTTTAAAACCCATTATGCTTTACCCCATTTAATATCTAATACAGTTTGAGAAGAAAAATCCATTCCTACATCTGTGCTAAAGAATCTTTGTTGTGAACTATTATTAGTTTTACGACCATTTTTCTTTTCAAAATCTGCCCAATGAGAAACTATTGATAATCCAACAACACTACTTTTTTCTGATTCCTCTATATTAAAACTTTCTATATTACCTTTATAAAGTAACATTGGGTCAGAAATTATAGAATTAGAATCATCTAAAAATGCTCTGTAAATAATAACTTCATCATTAGTTACATTTTCATTTAATACTGTAGATATGAATGTTTGATCTGCACCTGATAAACTTAAACTTACACTAGCTTTAGATAAATCTGTTTGTTCGCTATGTTCAGATATACCTAATACAAAATCTGAAGCAGAATAAGTAACTGATGAGCCTGAAATTGAAGATGTTAGCGAAAAGGAACAATCAGTAATATTAACAGGAGTACTGAACCCAATAGTGATAAGATGTACTGGTCTAATATCATTCGTTGCTAATTCGTTCTTTATCGCTGTTGTTAGGTTTCGGCTCATATTCTTCGTAATTTGTTTGAGTTACACTTTCTGTACCTTTTAACATAGTATATTCAAATTTGCTATTAGGTTTCTTATACTCTTTAAGATCATTAATTGAAGTATCTATTTCATCTTCATTAACAATAGCTTCTGCAATAAAGTCGGCACTTATTCTGTGTACTATCTTATATTTTTTCATTAAAGAGATTCTTCTACATCAAATTCAAATTGATATAAAGCATTACCATCTTTATCTGCACCAACAACACCAAATTCTTGAATATCGTTAGTTAAATAAACTGTAAATGGAACATTATCATAAGTTATATCTGATGAAGAAACTGCTGTGGTTAAAGGTGGCTCAATAGTAATTGAACCTGTTGAAATATCTGATTGATCTGCAACGACCATATAAACTTTATCGTGATTAGCAAATTTAATAAAATCTCCAGCTTTTAATGTGCCTGTACCACTACCACCTAATGTAATTGATGTAGCCCCAGCAGATGCTGTACCATTAGGAGTTCCACTAGCTGTACCTCTAGCATCTTCGACTTCTGGTGGAACTATTGTAAAGTTTTCTTTGCCTGATCTTTGTTTAATAATAAATGCCATAAGTTCGCCATAAACATCACTTCTTTTTGCTGTAATTACTCTAGCAGTAAATGACCATCTTTGGCCATCTATTTGTCTAGCAAGTTTTTTACCAGATACTGTTTTAGAAATAATTGTATTTTGAATTGATTTAATTCCTAAAGATTGAAATTTAGCAGTAGATATTGGAAATGCACCAGCCATTAGATTATGTTTGCACTCCCTCTTTCATTAACAGCATTATTAATTAATTGAGTTATAGTTCCTCTTGATCTAACTAATAATTCTTCAAAACCTGAAGCATCAACTGTATTGATATTAAATGTTACAGCAACTGGTTTTCCATTATCTGTTCCTCTAGCAGATTGTGTTATTTGACCAGATGAATTAGGTATAAATAATTCAGCACCATTCTCTCCAACAACGATTGGTTTGCCTTTAGATACTGCACCACCATTAGCAAATTTTGGTAAAAAAGAACTAGCAAAACTTACTAATGAACTTCCTAAGTCAGATTTACTTTGTTGATTTTGTTTTCGTTTTTCTTCTGTGATTTGTTTTTCAATACCAAGTTTAATTGCTAATTGACCAATCATAGTATTTTCCATAGCAATTTGAATAGCCATTCTTGATATTTGTTCAATTAAAATAGCAAGTATTCTAACCAATACTTCTCTTGCTAAATTTTTAAGAGTATCTTTTAAATTTTCTCCAAATACAACTGATCTAGCAAATGCTTCTGACATTTTAGTTATTCCACTATTAATATTTTCAGCAATAATGGTATTTATATTTTTCATTTTATTATTAATATTTTCTAACTCTTTGTTATTCATTTCTCCAAATATTCTTTTAATAGTTTGTAATTCTTCTTTTTGATGTTTAATTAAACCATTTTCTCTATTGGTATTAGCCATTTTTTTTTCTAATTGTTCATTAATTTCTTTATGTGTTTTTAAACCTTTATGTAAAATTTTAGTATGGTCAAATGCTAAAGTATTTTTCATTTTTTCAAATAAAATATATTTTTCTAATTCTTCTTTTTGTTTAATTAAATTAGCTAATTGATCTTCTGTTAATGTTTTATAATCTTCTAAAATTACTGTGCCTTTTCCTCTTACATCTATAAATTCATATTCTTTTTTTAATCCTTCTTCTAATTGTTTGTTAATTTCTGCTATTCTTAATTGTGCTTCTTCAATATTAGCAACATCAATTAATCCACCTTTAACTCTTTCTGTTTGAACTAAATCTTTAACTTTATCTATTATAAAACTTATTCCAGCTAAACCTACAGCACCTTTTTTACCCAATAAAAAAGCACCTACTATTCCTATTTCTCTTGCATATTCAGGCATAGCCATAAAACCATCAAAAATACTTTTTAGACCAGAACCTATTTTTTGAATTGTTGGAATTAAGTCTTTACCAACTTGAACTACTTTAACCATTCCTTGTGCTAAATTTCTTCCAACTGATATTGCAATTCTATCTAAATCTTCTGCATTTCTTTCCAAAAATTTATCCAAATCTCCAAATTGTTTTTTCAATTCATCAAAGAATCCAGCTTCTAATAAAACTTTTTTAAAGTTAAAAATTTTATCTCCTATCATTGATAAAGTTCCAGTAAATGTTTGTGCTAAATCATCTGTTGCTTTTCCAAATCTTCCACCTCTACCAAAAACTTTTTCAAATGCTTGTACTGTTTCTTCAATAGATACAGTTGCACCAGCTTTAAAGCCAAGCATATTTCTAACACCTTTTTCTCTAAAAATATCTGCTGAACCTATACCAGCACTAAATGATCTTTGTATTTGTTCTCCAGCAGTTCTAAAATCTAATCCTGTAACAGATGCAACATTCCCTGTTATCTCTAACATTTTTTGTAAGTCATCAGCATTATCTGTAACTGTTGCAAGAATACCAGCACCAGCTTGTATCTCCTCTAGTGAAAAAGGAACTTTAGATGCAAACTTGGTCATATTGTCAAATGCCTTTGCACCCTCGTTTGTATCTTTAAGCAAGAATTTTAATCTAGTTCTTAAATTTTCTAATTGCTTTCCTGTATTGACTAAATTTCTAACAACTAGACCAGCACCTAAACCTAAAAAAGCATTTCTTAAATTAAATACAGAGTTTTTTAATCTACCTAAAGATTTTTGAACACCATTTAAAGCCTGTTTGGATTTATCTCGTGCTACTATGTCTATATTAAGTTTTTGTGCCATTATTTAAACTTCCTTGCTTCTGCTAATGATTGTTTTGTTTTATACTGTTCTTGTTCTTTTTTCAAGTAAGCTAACCAAAGATTATAATGGCTAACAGGCATATCAAGAACTTCTTGGATAGTGAGATGTAATCGTTCTGCTATAACTAATAGCGACCTTACATCAGGGTCGCTATCTACTTTTTTTCTGCGTCCTCGTAATTAGTATCTGCAAGAATTTGATTAGCAATAACTGAAATGACATTTGAATCTGCTTTCTTTCTTAAAGCAAATTTATCTTCTGGGCTAAAAGCCTTAACCATATCGCCTTTTTCATTTTTAATCTGTAATTTCATAATTAACAGATCAACAAGAACAGTTAAGTCTTGGAAGTTGCTAGACTTCTTAAAAATTATATTTTTTTCTTCAAGGGTTAATGGTTCAGAATAAAAGACACTAGGATTCCCATTCTCGTCTTTCCACTCCTCAACTTCAATAGTGATAGTTTTAAGAGTTTCAAAATGAGATTTAACTCTATCAATAACTGACATAAATTAGAATTATACAGTTCCTACAGTTAAAGCACCAGTTC